GTAGCTGAATCTTCAGGCCTTTTTTGCCTGTCTTCTTTTTCTTCAGTTGCTCTGATGTTAATTCTGTATCGTCCATCTCAATGTCAGGAGTCTTAGTAACAGCAGTTACTGGTCTCGCTGGGGGTGGGGCTGGACGAGGTGTTCTTCCCATTAAACTTCCCATTTAATCTTCCTCAAAATCGTTGTCTTGTAATTCATGTAACTTCTGTATCACAGACTGTTGACCCCTGAGGAAAGATAATTCCTCAGAGGACACTTGATTAAGCGGAAGTTTATCTGGATACAGTTCAGAAAGCTTTCTCAATAAGCCATCTGTAATGTTATAATCGTTTCCTAAAACTCTCATTTTATTCAAACTTTCGCTAATAGTTACACTTTAGATTTCACATACGCCAGCAGTACAGGCTAATTCCTGAGAAGATGTAGTATTATCAAGGACTTCTGTGTACTCAGCGAAGTCAATTACAGGCATTGCTGCTTGTAACTTCTTGTACTGGTCTTCGGTTACTTCTTCATAGGGTGCTTGTGCGTAGGAATGGTTGTCATCCTCACGAGGTAGGAAGGATACACCACATACTTCATCCCAATGTTTCCATACCCATGCGCCTACATCAGCCCATTCATCCTCACCTACATAGATAGTTACTGATGGATTGTGGTCAGTCCAGTGATTACGGTATGTAAGCCATAGCTCTAGGTGTTCAATAGCACCAATGTCATGTCGTGTAAGACTATTAGAAGCAGAAGCCATAGGAAATTCAAACACTAGGTTCTGTGGGTTATACACATCAACCTCACAGGGGACACCCTTCTCCTGCATCCAAGTAGCAAGAGGGTCTTTAACATCTGCTCTTACTCTCCGTATGTAGTGTTTAGCATAGCGAGGGTGGATACCACTACCACTATTAACTAACTGTGATACAGTACCAGAAGGCTTAACTGTGGTGATAGCCTTTGATGGATTGATGCCTAGCTTCTCAGCCCATTCCTTGTTAACATCACGAGTAATGCCACGGAGTTTCTCTAATGTACTAGCAAGCACAGACTTCTCATACTCACCCTGACCAGACATAATCTTGTGGTCAAAGATACCAGTAAGAGATACGCCTAGTAGCCTTTCTTCTTCGGAGTTCTTTTTCCATTTGGGTGACAGGTATTTGAAGTCCACAAGGGCTGATTGAATCGTCCCGATGATCGTTGCGATTTCGGTTTTCTTCTCAAGCTCTCCGACTCCATCGGTTTCTCTGATGACAACTTCGGAGAGGTTACAGAATTGTCTACTTCTGAGACTGATTTCTCCACAGGGGTTCGTTCCAAAATCGCTGCGGCTTTCTCTGCCAATGCTTTCTGCTTTAGCTTGGGCTGCTTCACGGTTAAATATACCTCGTTCACCTGATTTAGATTCATACAATGCTGACCATTCACGGAGGAAGCTACCCATATCTGGCTTGTCTGTGAAGGCAATAGAGTTGTTAGCATAGCTACGGTTGACCTGATCGTTCCACCAGTTACCCATCTTAGCGTGACGCATACGGTCATCACTTAGGTTTGATAAACTAATCATAGCGGAGCGTCTGACTCCACCAACCACAACAGCAGCAGCTACCTGACACATAATGTCATGACACTCAAGGCTATTCAACTTACGTCCTGCGGCTTTCTTAAATGTATTCACCGCAAACTTGAATAGGTTCTCTAACGGTTCAGCACCAGAGGCACGTCCACCAAAGGTCTTCAACCTAGCACCAGCAGGACGTACCTTAGATGTGTCCCACTTAGGTATCTCACCAGCATAGAGACGGCTTATGATTTGACGGAAGGCTTTAGCCCATCCCTCTTTACTATCACCAACTACCACAACCTCATCAGTCTCAACAAGCTCTGATGGTATCTCAGGTAGTTTACTAATGAACTGACGCTCGACTGAGAAGCCAACACCAGTACCACACATAAGAACCATTAACGCTTCATCAAACGCTTTAGGGTCATCAACAGCAAGAAAGCTACAGTTATAAGCAGCAACATGATTTCTATCTAATGCCTCCCCAGCAGTCATGATAGTACGCATTGATGGTACTACCTCTAGATTTAGAATAGCATCCTTAACGTCTGGTCTTTCTGACAGCACAGGAAACCTTCCTGTCATGTAGTTCCACCATCGGTCTACTGTTTCGTTCCATGTCTCTCTTCGTTCTTTATCCTCTAGCCACCTAGCATAGCGGCTTACATGGATATAGGATTGGTATGAATCCATTATCTATCGTCTCCTTCTCCGTGTATCTTGTTTTCAAGCGCACGTTTGTTTAGCTTTCTTAAATTCTCTTCTGCGATTCCCTGTAGTGACAGGCCACAGTCGTGTGCTAATGCTGCTAGATACCAGAGAACATCTCCCATCTCTGCCTGTATCTTTTCCTTCTGTTCTTCCAGAGGAATATTATCACGCATCATCTTCTTAATCTTTCCTGCTACCTCACCAGCTTCTTCAGCTAGTCCAAGTGCAGGATAGGAAATAGCATACTTTGGAGGATAGATAGCAGTACGCCTAGCCTTAAGTTGATACTCATAAAAATCCAGCATTACCAGTTTACTCCCTTTGTTTTCTCTAGTAGTTCAATCATCTTGTTAAGATACCATACAGCTTTCTTAGCATCCTGAATAGGATTACCCTTCTTCCACAGGCGTGATCCTGTGTACTTGATAACATTACCCTGACAGTAGCTGATAGCCTCATACTCACCTAACACATCTACAATGTAGTCAATGGTTTCAATCTTACCATCAGCGTAGTGAGCAGGATAATTAACCATGTCATGTTCCTTACGGTCATTGAGAACAGCAGCCTTCTCACACATAATACTTGCTCTGTCCTCAAACTCTTTCATGTTACGCTTCATATAATCTTCATAGCTTTCGTGTCTGGATTCCATAGTGTTACCTCACCTGTGTCTGTGTCATATTCACCGTTGCGTAGGATACGAGCTAGTCGTGCGTTCTCTAGTGCTACTTCTTCTGAGAGACCTTTGCTAATGTACGCTCTGACCACCGCACCCCAGCCATCACCAAACTCAAGGATTTTCTCAGCAGTTTTTGCACCAACTGAAGGACAACCTTTATAGTTGTCAGTAGCATCACCAATAAGAGTTTGTACAAAGAAGTTGTGATCTGCTTCAACCTCTCCGATTTCCACAACCTCTCCATTAATCCAATGAAGTGCTGGTATAGTTTGTAGGTCTTTGTCTTCAGACCAGATAATAGTGTCTTTGTTTGCAGTACCAAGTATTCCCAAGACGTCATCTGCTTCAAGTCCCTTGTAGATTATAGTGTTGTACTTAGACATAATGTAAGACCTAGCCCAGCTTAGTAACATAGGCTTCCTAACATTACTTCGGTTAGCCTTGTAGTATGGTGCTATCTTCTTACGAAAGTTTTCCTTGTCAGACAAAGCCACAATACAGTCCTGAACAGGAGCTTCATTTAGTAACTTGTCTATCTGTTCCTTAATGCGGATAGCTACATCAGCCTCATGTGAGTGTAGTGTCCACAGTCCGTCACCCCAATCAATAGGAGTCTCAGCAGAAGCAGAAGCTTTGTAAGCTATGATGTCTCCATCAATGAGCAAAAGGGTCATCGTCATTCTCCTTATTAATTAAGTTATCTAGGTCTTTAAACTGACTATGTGTCATTACCTGAATACCAGTCTTAACTTGTATGTAATCTAGGTATGATTCAACCAACCATTTGATACACAGACATATGGTTATAGCGAAGAAGCTACACGTTAGTATTAACTTGAATAAGAAATCAAAGTCCATGTTGTAGCCTATGCTCCTCTAAGTATGTTAATGCCCTAGCTACTCTATCTGGATTGTCAGAGAAGCCACCTAGTCCTGTGTTGCAGTGATGGCATATCCATCCACGAAATGTTTCTGTCTCATGGCAGTGGTCTAGTACCCATCCCTGTAGTCTCTTCTGTCCACCAGCACCTATCTCTTGAATACCTCTGGTACAGATAGGACAAGTGTAGTCATCAGGTGGAGCTTCATTCTCTTTCTTCAACTTTTTAAGTAAAGCTTGATGTCCATTCTTACATGACCTACAGGTTCTCTTTATCTCTCCTGATGGCATGACATAGAAGTGTGAGATGTCCTGTACAATGTTACATTTGATACACTCAATCTCCTCAATGGGTGTCTGCCCAGTTTCTTCCATACTTGTATTCGCTGTCAAGTCTGCACCTGAACCCGAAGTGTTGTTCAACGTCTCGCATACATCGCTGAATAAGTTGCCCTGTCGCATCTTCCTGTCCTTCCTTTACTAGTAGCTGTACTTCATCGTGGATGAACGCCACAATCTGTGCGTCCAAGTTTGACTTCTTGATGGCACGGTTAATAAAAACGTACCATGTCTTACAGATTATAGCACCAGCACTCTGTAGTAGGGTGTTCAGTGCAGCGTGACTGTGACGGATAGGGATGATACGTCCATCCAAACCCTTCAACCAGCCTCGTTCCTTTGCGGCATTGGAGACAGCATCCTTAAGATACTTCAAAGCAGGAAGCTTCTTCAAGAACTTGTTCTTAATCTTTCTTCCTTCTCCTGCTCCCTTGCCTATGATTTTACCAACCTTCTCATCACCAGCACCATACAGGAATCCGTAGATAAATGTCTTAGCGTTGTTGCGAGTAGGTAAGCCAGCAGCTTCTTGGTTTGTAGTATGGATGTCACCATTCAGCACCACATCTGCATAAGCTCCGTTATCGTAAGCAGCCATGTAGTGAGCAAGACATCGTAGCTCAAGACCAGAAGCATCAGCACCAAGAAGGCTAAAGCCCTGAGGTGCATGGAAAAGCGCACGACATTCTTCTCCGTAGGCTGCCCCAACACTGGGTACTTGTGCCATATTAGGCTTTGAGTGAGTACACCGAGAAGTGGCAGCACCCATATGATTGACTCTACCATGTAGTCGTCCTTTCTGTTCCATCTTAAGCCAAGCCTGTTTACCTGTTGCTAACTGACCAATGCGTTTCTTAAGTAACAAGTACTCACTCAGCATCTTAGCCTCTGGTATATCAATACCAGACAGAACAGTCTCGTCTACCTTAGGCTCACCTGTCTCTGTATAATCCTCAGGTGTCCATCCCCTGTTGATAAGCCTCTCACCAATCTGCTTACGAGAAGCAGGATTGAATGGGATAGTCTTGGTCTTAGTCTTTAGTTCAATCACAGTAGGTTCAAAGGTACTCTGTAATTGTTCTTCTAGTTCAGTCTTTCTTGATACTAGTTTAGTGTAGAGTTTCTGTGCTGACTGTACATCAAAGGGAAACCCTAGTCTTTCCTGCTCAAGAAGCATCGTATGTAATTCCGTTTCCAGATCAAGTGCATCCTGATTGAAGTTCTTCTCAACAATCTTTTTATATAGACTTTCTGTAACCTTGGTGTCTTGTATACAGTACTCGTACATCTCATCGGAATACTCTGCAAAGCTCTCGCTATCACTATTGAAGTCACCTTTTAATTCTCCTAGTCTTATGCCCCATGCCTTGAGACTATGGCTACCAATCAGGTCGGCAGCAATGCGTCCCTGTTTGTGTAGCTTGAAGTCAATCGTTTTAACATCAGGCCATATCGTCCTAGAGTATACCAAAGTGTCAATCAGTTTTGCATCTGTTTCAAAGTTGTACAGCTTTTTAAGTACTCGTAAGTCATAGTCAATGATGTTATGCCCTATGAGTACGTCAGCCTTACTAAGAAACTCAATACCCTGCTTGATACTATCTGGGTCAAAGCCATGTATCTCTCCAGTGTCAGCGTCCCTCGCAATGATGCACCATACTTTAGTAACATCAGGCATAAGGTTGTTTGCTTCTAAGTCAAATATTAATTTCATGCTCTGTCTCCGCAGTAGCTAGTTAAAATTCTATGTCGTCTTCATCAACCTCATCAAATAAAGTCTCTATCATACGGCCTGTCTTAGTGTCGTACTTTAGCGAACAACATAATCCTGTTTCGCCAGACCAACGGTTCTTAAGTACCCTGACCTGACTGATGTTTGGGTTGTCAGTATCCTGCTGGTTTCTTTCAAGACCAATAACAATATCGGATAGCTGACCAATGGCAGCACTACCACGCAACTGTGCCATAGAAGTTTGTGCGCCATCCTCGTGTCCCCTGTCTCCAGACGGACGCTTCAAGTGTGACACAAGAATAAGACCACAGTCTAGTTCTTCTACTAAGGCACGGAGTTTGGTCATAGTATTGTCAATGATTCTACGTTCATCGCCACCCTCCAAGCCTGATACGACAATGGAGATATGGTCAAGAATGATGTATTGACAATCACATCCCCTAACGAGGTATCTAATTTTAGATAGGAGATTATCGGAGTCAGTGCTTCCCCAATGATCGTACAGGAATACTCTACCTGATCCGACAGTGTTGTCAAAAGCTTTTCGTAGTTCGTCATGTGGTACATCCTTCTGTGTTAGGTGTAGTAGTTGGTTCATCTCAATAGACATTAAGCCTAAAGCAGTACGCTTTACATTCTCTTCAAGGGCAATGTATCCAATGGTCTGTCCTGACTTGACAATGTTGTGTGCCAACTCACGAGCAAACTGAGACTTACCAATACCACTACCAGCAGTAATCGTTACAATCTCACCACGTCTACACCCACCTGTCTTATCTTGTAGTCCTGTGTATGGGTAGGCAATACTGAATTTATCATCCTCAGTAATAATCACATCCCACACATCAGTACCAGCAATGATGCCATCAGGACGGTATGTCTTAGCACCCCACATGGCATCCAACAACTCGCTTGTACGTCCAGCTACTAGCATATCACTAGCGTCCTTCAGTGGTAGCTTGGCTATCTTGACCTTGTTAGGTGGTAACACAGAGGCACAGTCAAGTGCCGCTTGTTGTCCCTTGTCGTCATTGTCAAACATAAGAATGATAGACTGAAACTTGTCTAGCCATTCTATTGACCTACCTAATGCCTTCTTTGCAGAAGCAACACCAGATGGTAGGGATACTACAGGCCACTTATTGTCTAGTACTTGTGACAATGACATGGCATCTAGCTCTCCCTCAGTGATGGTAATCATCTTACCACCATCACGCCAGAGATGTTCACCATACAGTCCAACCTTCTTCATGTTGCCAGTAGCAACAAAGTCTTTGTTGGGATACCGTATCTTCTGTCCCTGAAGTTTACCAGTTGCATCACGATAGTTAGCAACCTGTACTGTCTGTCCTCTGTAGTTTGCTACACCGTAGCCCCAAAACTCACAGGTCTTTCTAGAAAGCTTACGCTTCTTCAGTTCCTTAAACTCAACTGGTAGCATGGCTGTATCATGTACTTCCATCTCTGTTGCTACCTGTTCCTGTTCGTTTGGATGAGTATAGGTTTCGCAAGAGAAGCAGTAGTGAGAGCCATCACTGTATAGTGAGTTAGCATCACTACTGCCGCAATGAGAACAAGACGTGTGTCTTATGAACTCACTACTCTCTTGCATCAATACCTTCCTCTATGATGTCAGCCATCATTCTAAGTTGATGTACAAAGTATGTGAGAAACTGGTCATCATACTTGTCGGAATCCTCTAACATGATGTAAGACATCACGTCATAGGGTACTAGCTTTTTGAACTCAACGTCATCAAGATAGATAGATACACTCAGTCCATTCTTAGTAAACTCAGCGTTCATATCAATGTCAGTGACTAGTTCTTCTTTTACGTCAATCACGCTCATTTAACCATTCCTCTGGTATAGTTCCCTCACTAAAGGTAAACCCATGTAGGGTTGCCCACTCAGCACAAGTCATCTTAGTCC